CGTGAATTTTTGTTCGTTGTCTAAATATTTAGGCATACGCTCTCCAACCGGACTTGATTTTCATAGTATAGCAGAAAAACCTTGTTTTCTAAAATAGCAATATAGATTTATAAAATAGCAACTAATTTGATGAAATAGCAATAGTGTTTATAAAATAGAAATATTATTTTCTCAAATGGCAATATATTTCTAAAATAGTAATTCTATTTCTAAAATAGAAATATTACTTTCTAAAAAAGAAATAAAGTTAATATATTAATGTTTTGTATAGGTTTTTTATAGTAGTTGTTAATATGATGTTAACTAATTATGTGTTATAATTAAGTATAAGGTCAAGTTGACCGGGCAACTCAAACCAAGGAGACGAGACTATGGAAGCATTTACATGCAAAAACTACCCGATTAAGAAAGCCCCTAAAAAAATCACTTTATTGGGCGAGAGAGAAAAGCCCGAACCCGCAACCCATATTATAAACTTTCCGGGCGGTGCTATTGAAATAAGTCGCACCAGTGAGGGTAATTATTGGGCGCATATAATCATAAGCGATAGTCCCCATCAATGCGGCCAACACGTTGGTGAAATAATAGACAGTAGAATAACATCCACGAACGGTGTGTGTTCAATACCAGACTATGAGGGTATAAAACAAATAGCTGTGCTTATCAAACCAGGCTAAACCGCTTAACAACAACCGGAAGGCTCCGGTCTTCCCTCTTATATAAGGATTAATAATATGAGTATATTCTATGCAACATTTATGCAACGACAAGCAACTAAAAATCATTACATAATGATAACGGCAGATAACGAAAAGATTGCTCGTGACGCTATGTTTGAGCATTTTGGCAATAAATGGATGACAGTTTATGAAGAAGAGGGGTTCGGAAAGCAAATAATTGATTTTAAATTGTCTGAACTACTTCATATTCAGGTTATAGACCATGGTTGTGATGGCCACGAAAGTCTTGAATATAAGTTAGCGGGGTAAATCATGAATAAAGACAATTCAAAGAGGCTCGGTAATCGCTGGGTCTCTCACGGCCCTAGATTAATTATCCAATCCCTCAATAATAAACTGGCTGGAACATCGGCAGTTCACAATATTAGAAGCTGATGCCCCTAAGCTCGTATCACTCGGATGTAATAAGAACTCACTTTGCACAACAAAAGGCTCCCCCACTATACGGACTTGTCCATCGGCCGCCGCATGACTACTACGGGTCCGATCATCTAAAACAGCATCCCATTGCTTTCTTACATTAGGAGTTAGGTCTACACCACCAACAACAAGACCGCCGGCAACAATAGTGGCGGCCTCTATTTGTTTTGACCGCTCTGCAACCGCATTAACCTCGGTCATCGCAATCATTGCGGTTCGGTTTGTCTGTCTTATTCTAACATCGGCCACGACCTGATTTGCTATCTGTTCCTGCGTTAAAGTCCTGCCGGTTAATGCAGCACCTGCTATTCCGGCCCCGATAGCAGCGTCAAATTCTCTCTGTGTGGTATTCAGAATAATATCGGCCTGCTCCTCGGACCGGCGATTAATAAATTCATTTATGGCCGTATCGACCTGTCCGTTTAATAAAACTGCGGCTGCGGCGGCTGCTACAATATCATCGGCAGTACGCTCATCTTCTTCCTGTTTGATTAATAAACCTAGATCAAACTCTTTATCCACAATCCTTCTGAAACGTGTACCGAATTGACGTGATACCTTACGATAATTCCTGCGCAGCAATCCTACGAGGTCTGTACGGAACTCTCCGAGATTTAGCTGGCTGCCGGTTGCAAGGAATACTGGTTTAAAAACACTACGGACATCATTGAAAAATCCGCGTAGATCACGAATCATCCCGATCTCTAATTTCATTTTTAAAGCTAAATCAACGGCGGCTTGGCGTCTGCGTTCGGTTTCAGTTGTTGCTAAGACCATATTTTTTTGCCATCTCTTCTATTTGATTATCTGAATAGACACGTTCACCGTCATTATCTTTTTTCGCAGACAACAATCGTACAAAAACTCGATGTTGCTTGGCTACATCCTCTGGACTTTGGTCCGATGTATCAAGATCATCACCCAGCGGGATAACATTGAGTGGAATAAATACAGTATCTCCATTTTCGATTTCACCCTTACCCAACACGGCGCGGAGCTCATTTATTGTAAGTGCCCCGATTTTAGAAAGATTTTCCGTGGTTTTAACAAACCGTTGTGCCAATGCCGGGATATCCTGCTCGACAAATGAAAGACGGAATCGGTTAGTATCAATACCAAACCGCGGAAACAGGAACTGTGTTAAATCAGCTTGTAGCCTTTTATATAATGGTAGTACAGCATTGTCATACAGGATAAGCCGTGCGGAATCCAGATTGGCCAGCGTCATTTTTTCAGGTGTAACCAAAGGTAGCGGGATACGTAGCGTGTTGAAAATACTAGCCCTGACATCTTTTTTCAGATTCAGGAAGTCCATGTCGCGCAAAGATTCAGTTATATTATTCCACTTAGCACCCCCTTCGGCAATCATAGGTCTGCCTGCATTCTCGGATCCTTGAAAATGATTTTCTAATTCTTCTTGCAATCTAGAATACTGGTCGTCATTAAGAACCTGCTCTACACTTAAAACACCCTTAACGGTTGCACCATTTTTTAATAACGCAAGGTTATGAATAGAGCTTTCATTATATTGCTCGATTTCATGAAATATCGGCATAAGCTTAGACAGCCCGAAAAAATGATTGTGATTCTGATTCGGGTTAAATGTTCTGGAATGCCATAATTCCTTATCATCGCCGTTGATAAAGCGGAACTTGCGCTTTTCTTCTATACGGTTAAATAGAGCCTGTCCTGAAGTAACATTTACGGTATATCGCTGCACAAAGCCGTCATTCTTATTGCCATCGGCCTGTACCCTGGCCGGAGATATATTAGAAAGTTCGAGCGGTGGTCTTGTAATGCTGCCGGTACCCACTAACAAGTTATTTCCGGTAATAAGGAAATACGAAGCCATTTCTTGCAAGAACTCCGGTCCAGACAACTGAGGATTAGGCATGTTTAAAAGATCGAGGACTTTACTTTCCTTGACCGGTTTTTCTTCAACTCTATCCCAGATGATAGGCTGGATCGCTGCAATTTCTTCTGTGATAATATCAATGGCATTAAATAACGGGGCAGTGGTTTTAAAGAACTGTAATGCCGTGTGTGCCGCCAAATCATGATGCTGATGACGGATAAGATGATGTAAAATAGAATCACCATGCAAACCATGAAAGGCAAAACTTTTTTCTTGAACGGGATAGCGAATACGTGGCGCGACATCAAAAGAGCTTCTTATTTCATACATCAAGTAATCCTCAAAACAATAGAATTAGTATCCGCCAATTCTGTCAAGCCCCATACAAGAGCATCAACCCTGTCCGGCGAGCCTATCATATTCTCAGGTACGAATTGACACATTTGATCTTCCAGAATTTTAAACTCCTTTATATGCCGTACAAGGCCGCGTTCATACAGCCCTGATATTGGTTCCGCCCTGATAAATTTACCACGCGAAGCACGTACTGCTTTAAACTTTACAGTATTATCCTCGAACTTTATAGACCGTTCAACCAGATCGCCACCATTATTGACCTCACCTATAATATAATCAGCTTTTAGATCATCATACAAGTTAACTGCAATTTTAGCCCACTCATCAGCACGATGTTGTCCCGAATAGTCGGCCAGTATTAAATATGTAGCATCTTTTCTTTTGCCGACAACAATAATGCCAGTCTCATCACTATTCTTATTTGCGGTTACTGCGGGATCAATAGCAACAATTAATTTTTGACATTCGTTGATTGCTTCTTTGGTTTCCATGAAATCATATTTGATAATCTCACGGTTCCATAAAGCACCTTCATATGCATCCAAGAACTTACCTTCAAGAAAACGCTGACGCTGACGGGTTGGAAGTGATTCCAGCATTTCAATATAATCCGGATCAAGATTGACCAGATTATCAATTGGGTTCATGAGAAGACGTTGATATGCATGCGGATTTCTAATTTTTTCTCCAGATATAGGATCTATGTGTTCTACAAAAACCTTGTGTATCCAATGGGTTATGGGTGGTGGGTTACAATCTACATAAGCTTTTGGTTTTAAAATGGTTTTCTGAGAAAGCCTGGTTAATGCAGTTGTAAAAGGATCGTACCCTATTTGTGAAGCTTCATTAAAATACATGGTGGCGAATTCTGTTCCGAGTATTTTCTCTACGCGCTCTTTGTCATCAAGCCCGCCGATCCATATTTCTGATCCATTAGCGAACTCAATAAAAAAGTCCGATTTATTCCAATTTACTGTTGCGTCCGGAAAACATATGTCCATTACCTTTGGTAAGGTATCCATCCAGATAGATGTTTTAACATGGTTAAAAGCATGACGAAGAATGACATGTCTGGAGCCGGCGGCTTTGGCTGCCCTCAAACATAAAGCCCGACAATACAAAAATGTTTTACCGGATCGTGATCCGCCGTACAGAAGTGAAAACCGCTTGTCATTAGTAAGCAGGACAGTGGCTTCTAGCTGTTTGTCGGTGGGTCTATATGTCACGTTCTATTTCAAGGATGGGCATTATGATATCTTTATCATTTGTGGTGTGATCGTGTTTGTCTTTCCAACCAAGCCTATTAGCCATATTAAACTTCCATGAAGATGCATTAAAGTTCTTTATTTTTCCTATAGTTCCGGTCATTCCGATCTTCTCCCAGAGGAACCCTCCTTCACGTTTTGCCTGAGTCACTCTGTCGGACGGGAAGTCAATAGGATATTCCTTCATATAATACTCAACCGTTTTCCAATCAGCATCGGGAAAAGTGCTCTGGGAATAACCAGCACTTAAGTGCTTACAAACAGCATCACAAGCAGCTTTACGCTCTTTTGCGGTTTTCCACTTTTTGTTGTTTATGTTTCCTTCTGGTGCTCCCGCCATATTCCTCTCCTGTAGCTTCCAGTGTAACAGATTATTACAAAAACCCACACAACGAGCTTAAACTACAATCTGGTTATCTGGTTACAAGATTAATCGCATCTTCTTTGGTATCGAAGCCATGGCCAAAATTTGTATGCTCCCATCCTGTCACAGGACTGTATGCGATCCATTTTGTTTTCGTACCAAAATATCTTTGCTTAGTTTTTAATTGAATCATCCTGTAGCCTTTCGTTTAATTGGTTTTTCATTTTCCAAAACAGCCTTCTTACCTGTGTAATTTTCCCAACGTTTTATAATAACTGAAACATAACATGGATCTAATTCCATCATATAACATATTCGTTTTGTTTTTTCACAGGCGATTAGGGTTGAGCCGGAGCCGCCGAAGAGGTCAATAAAAGACTTAGGGTGTGTTTTGGAATGCCTATCTGCGTACTCTATACACCATTCAAGTATTTCTATTGGTTTTTGTGTGGCGTGATGTTTTTCTTCTTTATTGGCCTTAGCTCTTGAATATTCTTTTATGCGCATAGCATTATCAAATGATGTCCAAGCCATTTCTCCATCAGCTAGAGAGAACCCCCTTTGCCCTTTGTCCCATACTAACCATCCCATAGTAGGGGGCAAACTATCAGTAAAATAATTTCCTCCCCATATTATTTGATTGGGAGCCAAAGATTGTAGATATTCAAAGAATTCCTTACTTGGTCTTTCCTCGTCCCATCCTCCTTTATGTTGCGTCCATCCGTGTTTCTCTTGCCCTAATGCCATAGAGCCACCATAACCAATCCCATAAGGCGGATCAGTAAAAACCATATCAGCCTTATTACCATCCATCAGTAACGCCACCGTACCGGCATCCGTGCTATCTCCGCACATCAACCTGTGATCACCAAGCAACCAAACATCGCCCAGCTTACTAACAGGATCCTCCGGCACATCAGGCACCTCATCCTCATCGGTTAGTCCTTCTGTTTCTTCAAACAACAACGCCTCCAACTCATCATCATCAAACCCGGTAAGGGATAAATCAAAATCAACATCATCCAGAAACGAGAGTTCATTGGCCAGTATCTCCATATCGAAACCACTATTCATGGTCAGCTTGTTATGCGCGATGATGTATGCTTTACGTTGATATTCAGTCAGATGTCCCAGCTTGATAATGGGTGTGGTTTTGATACCAAGCTTTTGTAACGCAAGCAGCCTGCCATGGCCCTCAATGATTGTGTAATCATCATCGACCGCAATCGGATCGCACATGCTAAATTCTTTTATACTGGCCGCTATCTGATCTATTTGTTCCTGGGGATGTTCTTTAGCGTTGTTGGAATATGGGATTAGTTTCTTTGTATCCACGTACTCAATGGATAATTCAGTCTTTTTGGATTTAGTCATTTCTTTGTCTTCTCGTAATTATAAATCTCTCGCCATGTAAACAACCCCATTCTTGCATAAAACGGGTAATAATCTATTATATAATCTTTTAATGTGCCGAATTTACACGCATTCGGCCCCCATCTTAAAATTTCATCCATCATTCCACCTCTACTTTCGGGGCTGTTGGGAGGGTAAACACACCAACCGTTGCAAAATTGCATGGTCTCCAAGTATGCCTGCAACACTGGCATTCATGAGTTTTATGCGGTCTTTCTTTCCATTCATCTTCATCTACATGAACCGTATTACATTCAGGGCAGTTAATCACAATTGGAATAGGTTTATCCCGCCATTCATCAACAGTTTTTGTTAGGTGGCCTTGTTGGGATAGGTGGTCAAGACATTCATTCCATCCGTAGCACCTGTCCCTTTCCTGTCTCATACCATTAGGGTAATTAGGAAGAGTTTTCAGTTTTGCTGCCTCTTCTGCGTTTTTTGGCTTTCCCCAACAATTATAAAAGAAATCTTTGTGCAAAGCCTCCACATCAACACATGGCTGTTGTAAGTCTTTAACATACTTTTGGTGGGGAATATCAGCATATAACTCTTTATATACCTCCAAGGTACTCATTCTAAGGCCACCCGACCATGCAATTATTACTTTATCCGGGAAATCGTTATTATCCATTGGGAGTAACCTCCTTTATTTTAGCTATTGGTGAGCCACCCCATCCTGCTTGATACATTATAAATTCTAAATGCCCCGTTGGGGTTGAAACATCTATACCGAAAGACCACTTACCGTAAAGGCTGCTCTCTTCGCTTCTCTCTTTCGGGTCTAGTTTTGGTGGGTAAAATATCTTAATCTTTGCTTTTATGCCGTTTAAATCTATTTCTTGCTCATGTAGTTGTGCAAATATAGCTTTGATTGCTGTCTCTACACCACGCTCTTGTATGCGCTTTGTGTGGTCAAAATCTACTTCGTTATTCTCCATCATTTTTCCTCGCTGTTATGGATTGTAGGAGTTTTACCATTTGATTTCTCCACATACCATCAAGTCCTTTTGTGTTACGCTTTGGCACAGCTTCGTATATATCCGATATGTCTTGCAAACCGTCTGTGAATAATTTTCTCTGTGAACTCCTTTCATACGTTATCAAAGCACCTTCTTTCAAAGCCGCCTCAATCCGTTCCAAACTATTCTCTATCGGCATTATCTCGCCCCCATTAATAAATATAAACTCACTATTGCCAAACCACTGGCGAATATTAGGAATTGTGGTGGTGTCATCGAAACGCCACCTCTCTATGTTGTTTACAATATGCTCCATGCTTGGTTCGTGTTGCCCCACAGAAACCAAAATCAATGCAGTTTGGATCACCAACGGGCCAACGGCATTCATCGGTCCTTAAATCAATCATATGCACCAATTCGTTTGGATCGAATGTTTCACGTGGTCCTTTGTGCCGCTGTGCCCTGATACCAGGATTTTTATTATTGTATGGATGCTCACCGAGTTTTAAACGATGTGCTTTACCGATTATAGCATTACGCGAGATACGCATTTCATTTGCGATCTCGGCAACCGATGTGCCAGTTACCCAATATTGTTTAAGTTGGTCTACGGTTTCAGGACGCCACGTTTTTAACTTTATCCTCGTTGCCACAATTTTCTCCTTGTGCATCTTGATCAAATTCAATTATCTCCAGAGGTTTTAATATTTTGATCCTAAAAGGAGAACTCATCCTGATACAACCTCTTTCGACCAGCGACATTAATACACGATTTCCCTCACGTAACGGCAAATTAACAAATTGTAAAAAACCTTCTTTACTGTCATTAAATAGAAGTTTTTTGTATAGGTTAAGGATCATTGGTTTGTCGTTCGAGTCCTATGGCCTGGACTATGGCATGGAGTTCTGCGAGCTCTTCTGTTGGCATTGTATCGGGCGATTGGAAGCGTTCTTTTGTTTTTGATATCCCAACGCAAAACCAACCATCTTGGTCTTGCCAAATTCCATTTATCAACCATCCTTCCGGTCTAATCGCCTTCAAAGCATCGCGGCTCCTTGAATACCGCCTTACATCATTGCCAACACCATATGGATTATCAAATCCACAATTATATTCAGTGCCCTCATGAAATACCTCGGAATTTATATAACACCACACCCTAACATCTATCTCATCCAAAGCATCTGCATCTGCCGGATCAACTTGCTCAATCAAAAACAATATAATCTCCACATCGGTCATATCCCGTTGTGGCTCAGTGCCTTCTTTAATTCTATATGGTTTACTCATCGCATCCTCCTGCAAGGTTATAAAATGGAGCGGGAGGCCGTCAATGATACAGGTCATTTAACACTTACCAGACGCCACCGCGTCTACCTTACCCGCCGTTTAACTACCTCCAACAGAAGCAGTAGTACATGTGTTGTGCAATAATACGCAGATTCTTTTATGGGTCAAGAAAATTTTTGATGTTACGGATAGTCTACATCACGTATGTTTTCTTTTTCACGTCCTCACCCGACCAGTTAATCAGGCATGGCTGGATAGGAATAACCTTTCCATTCGGTAACCGCCTTATATGACCTCTGCGCCAGTGCGGGCGTGGTGAGGCGTGTGTGCCCGTTGCTGGGCCGTTTGTATTCCTTGTATCACATCATCATGAAACATTTTTACACCATCCTGTAATGGTTAACAGGTTCCTGTGGTAGGAATGCCAATCTACAATTTTGAATTTTTGAAGTCAAGAAAATACGACTAAAAAAAAAGTGGGACACCACATTGCCCAAGACTCTCTGACATAGTGTATATATCGTATTCCCCTATAGCTATTATTACCCTATATATTGCTACTAGTTTATAGCTATATATGCTGTCCCAGTGTCCTTATTACTATATATAATATTATAAGGTATTAATATATATAGATAATAGAGGAAATACAGTGGGACAGCAGTGGACACCACTTCTACATATATATGGAAACTCGCAACTATATTACAATACCATAATAAATTAATAATAGTTAATTTCTGATTTGTATTTCCGTAACTTTCTGGGATTTTATCTGTTTGGGACGCCTTTTTTGCTCTGATTTAAACATTTTGCACCCCTTTTGTACTATTAACTATCCTGTTTATAAGAAAAAAAACCACTTGAAATTAACTTTTTTAATCACTAATGTCGTTTTTGCAAATTGATTTTTTATCCACTTCAAGAAGAGATTTATGGAAGACATTGTCACCAAATTTATAGAAGAAATGCACGCCTCGGGATTGGGTCCAGCCAGAGAATCAGACATAAGGGCTGATGACAAAAGACACAATTATCAACTTTCAAACAATAAAAAAAACAAGAAAACCGGACATTATAAATTAAAAATATCTAATGATTTTGGATACGGATTCTTCGGAGATTATAGAACAGATGAATTTATATCATGGCATTCAAGTAGTGATAAAAAATATACAGAAGAAGAAAAGGCCGCTTTCGCGAGACGTAGCAAGGCAGAAAAATTAAAACGTGAAGTAGAACAAAAAGAAGCGCATAACGCGGCGGCTACGGAAGCAAAAGATTTTACCATGTTTCTTAGTGAATGCACGGATCATCCATATTTAAAAGCAAAAAATGTTAAATCTTACGGCGTATTTTTATCAGGTACTGACTTGATTATTCCTATGTCTGATGTTTCTGGCATATGCAATTACCAAACCATTAAACCAAACGGAACCAAGTTATTTTTAAAAGGTGCCAAGAAACAGGGCGCATGGTTTGAGATACCAGGCAAGGATACCATTGCTATTGTTGAGGGCTACGCAACGGGAGCGACCGTACACGAGGCCACGGGATATACTGTTATAGTTTTATTCGATGCTGGAAATCTGTTATATACGGCCCCTTATATAAAAGAAAAATACCCTGATCGGGATATCATTATATGTGCTGATAATGATTGGGATACAGTAATTAATAATAAACCGCATAATACAGGCATTATAAAAGGAACCAGGGCTGCCGTAGAGATAGAATGTAAGATAGCGTGGCCTGAGTTTGATACATCATCAAAAAACGGTGGTAAAGCACCATCTGATTTTAATGATTATAGAGACATATATAATTTAAGTGATATAAAGGATATAATTCAGGCTGCCGGATATCCGGAATCTGATAGGGCCGTCATGGACCGTGACTCTTCTGGAGATATCGATTTGCAATCCCATGACGCGCCCGACCCTGAAGACTGGCAAGATCAATTTATAAGAAACAAAAAAAGCGACTGTATAGAGCCTCGCTCGACTGTTAATATTTTGTTGGTAATGAAGCATGATCCTGATCTTAATGGTGTGTTTAAATATGATTCTTTTGCCAAGCGTTTTATAATTTTTAAATGTCCGCCATGGGAGAAACCCAAGCATTTTAAAGTTCGTCCTGTAGATGATTCCGTTTATATAAGATTAGAAGCTTACATGGAAAGAACGTGGGGTATAAAGATATCAAAAGAAAAGTGTTCGGACGCTATTATTGCTACTTCCCAAGAAAATAAAAATACATTTAATCCTGCATCGGATTACTTTAGTGCCCTTCAATGGGATGGTATAAACAGACTGGAAACATGGTTGGAAAAATATGTTGCGCAGAGAAAGCAGCCAACAAATTATTTAAGTATGATAGGCACTAAATTTATGTGCGGGCTGGCCGCTAGGGCAATTAAGCCCGGGATAAAATTTGATACCATGATCATCTTTGAGGGCATTCAATATGCTGGTAAATCTTATTTAGCAAGAATAATGGCTACTGTTGAGGGCGTTGAATACTTTCTTGATGATTTTAAGGATATAGAGAATAAAGATACTCTGATGAAAATGCAGGGCAAGCTGGTTGTGGAGTTTCCTGAAATATCGACTATGCGTAAGTCAGAGGTTAATGATTTGAAGGCATTTATTTCACGCCAGGAAGATGAGTTCAGACCGCCATATGGCCGCAACACTATAACGGCACCGCGTCAATGCGTGTTTATAGGTACGGTTAATCCGGAAGGGCCGTATTTACGTGATGTGACAGGCAATCGCCGTTACTGGCCTGTGCTATGCAGAGATCAAATTCCTATAAATGAATTAAAAGCTATAATGCCCCAGCTCCACGCAGAAGCTGCGCATCTGGTTAAAAATGGCGAAAAATTATGGTTGAATACAACTGAATATAAAATAGCATGCAAAGAGCAAAACAAGCGGGTTATGGCTGATATATGGACCGATAAAATAGAGGAAATTATATCTATTCAAAATTCTATATCGTCAGATGATCTGCTGACTTCCCTTGGAATACCCACCGATAAACACAATCAAATGGTTTATACCCGCATCCATCAAACAATGTCTATGCTTGGCTGGGAGTCAGGTAGAGTAGGTTCAGGAAATTCAAGAAAGCGCGGATTTAAAAGAATAAAAATAGAAGAAAACGATTATCAACAAATAGATTTTTAATGTGCTTGACTTCCATGTTACACCGTGCAACAATGCGTCCACAAATGAGCTATACAGGAGAACAGTACATGTCTAAATTAAGGGCCATTGATCCCAAAACAACGGAACCGCAGAAACCTAAAATTTTAATATACGGAAAGGCTGGTGTTGGCAAAACATACAACTCGCTGGATTTCCCTGCCTGTTATTATATTGATACAGAAGGCGGGGCCAACCTCAATCATTATACTGATAAATTGAAAAAATCAGGCGGTGTTTATCTTGGTCCAGAGCAGGGCGCGTTAGATTTTGATACAGTTATTGGCCAAGTTAAAGCACTAGCCACTGAAAAACATCCATATAAAACACTTGTTATTGATTCTATATCCAAGGTTTACAATCTTTGTATATCCACGGAGGCCAAACGGCTGGGTGATAAAGATGGTTTTGGGGCGTCTAAAAAACCAGCTATTGCGCATATGCGCCAGCTCATCAACTGGTTATCCCGCATTGATATGAATGTGATTTTGGTTTCACATGAAAAGATAGAGTGGGCCAAAGGCGAACAAGTCGGAACCACATTTGATTGTTGGGATCGACTGGATTATGAACTTGATCTGGTTCTTAATATTGTGAAAGTCGGCCCCAAGAGAAACGCTATAATCAAGAAATCTCGTCTCAAAGAGTTCGTTGACTCTGAGATATTCCCTTGGAAATACAAAGATTTTTCAGAGCTTTATGGTGTGAAAATCATAGAGAAGGAATCAAAGGCTATTGTTTTGGCTACTGATAAGCAGCTCGCAAAAATTGAAAAGCTTTTTTCAACGGTCAAGATGCCTGATGGTCAGGAAGACAAATGGCTAAAAGCTGCCAATGTCGCTGGCTGGGAAGAAATGTCAACAGAGCGCATTGATAAAGCCATTAAACATATCACTAAAACTTATTTAACCACTGAAGAAGAAGGAGAATAAACTATGAGATTTCAACCAACGACAGAAGAAGAAATCAACGAGGACAGAATACTGCCAGAAGGGGAGTATTCTTTTGAGATTTCGCAAGGCGATGATAAAGAAAGCAAAGCCGGTAATGAAATGATTGAGTTGCTGGTGCGAGTGTTTCGTGAAGACGGCACATTTATATTAGTAAGCGATTATTTATTAGAATCTATGGCTTTTAAATTACTTCATGCGTCTGAGACCTGTGGGCTTTCTGATAAATATGAGAATGGCGAGCTATGTGGTGCAGATTTCGTTGGTAAGACAGGGACTGTCAAAATAGGAACACAGGAAGCCAAAGGCGATTGGCCGGCCAAGAGTGTTATCAAAGATTATGTTGTTGATAAAGATGATGATGCACCCGCGAAAAAGAAAAAGGCTGCTAAAAAAACCAAGGCTGCGGAAGAATTGGATGAGTTAGAAGATGAGATTCCATTTTAGGAATAATATTTTTTATGAGGCTGCGGTGTGGATAGGACACACAGGTTTCTTTGACCACGGTATATGGCTTTGATAGTCCGTGTAGATAACCCAAGCCAGCACGTATCAAGCCGTGCCAGCCTCACCCAAACATACGGAGGAACAAAATGAGTTATATAATTTTCAAAAACAAAGGTGTGATAGATAAAAGGGCCATTACAGTAATGGGCGTGTCTTCAAAAGACAATCCTAATGCTATTGGATTTTTCGGTACTGGCTTGAAATACAGCATTGCAACACTACTCAGAAATAATATTGATATTACAATATATGCTGGTATAGAGAAATTGAGTTTAACTTCTGCGCGGGAAAAGATACGGAACGATGAGTTTGATATTGTTCGTATGAATGACCAAGAGCTTGGCTTTACTACTGATCTAGGAAAAACGTGGGAAATGTGGCAAGCTTTTCGTGAAATATATAGTAATTGTCTTGACGAGTGTGGGGAGATATTTGAATCGTCTTCTCTTGTAGATCCAGAAGAGGGCTATACGACTATAATAGTAAGAGGGGGGTTATTTGCCGAGCAATTTAGAAACAAGGGTGCAATTTTTATAGAGGATACAGAAGCCCCTTTTACCAAGTCAGCCAGGGCAGAGGTTTATACAGGCTGTCCCCATAGTTCTGTCTACTACAGGAAGGTAAAAATCAAAGAAAGGGTTGCCCCTCTTTTCAAGTATAACATTCTGGACAAAATTGACCTCACAGAAGACCGCACAGCAAAATATGATTTTCAATTATTAGATGCAATTAGGGATACGATTATATTATCAGACAATAAGAATTTTATAGAAAAGTGTGTGACTGCAAAAGACGATTATCTTGAAACCAATATAAATTATATGGGTACTTATTCGATACCCTCTGAAACATTTTTAGATGTTGTCGCTAAGGTGCGCGAACAACGCCGCTTTGATTTAATGGATTCTGCATGGAAGTTATATCAAAAACACACACAAAAGGTTGATAATATTGAGCCAATTATACTTACTGATTTTGAGAATAAGCAGCTATTCAAGGCGTGTGAGCTTGCAGAAAAAATAGGGTTTCCTGTCAAGGAGTATCCAATAAATACGTATGAAACATTAGGAAATAATGTGTTGGCTTTAGCAGAGTTTGAACCAACCAAAAAGATACTTTTGTCTAAAGAATTATTCACTAAAGGGGTTAAAAGCCTCATGAGAGGCCTGATTGAAGAATATATACACCTCAGATATGGCTATGATGACTATAGTCTGGAAATGCAAAATTATCTTTTTGATAAAATGACGCATTTTGGCTTAGCTTACGTTGGAGAGGCGGCTTAAAAAAGAAAAAACGATCATTATATAGAGGATAAAATGCAACTATCAAACCAACAAGCCGAAGCCGCAAGCGAAATACTTAGGTGGCGTCAACGGCCAAATAACAAAACTTTTGTACTCGCTGGCTATGCCGGTACCGGAAAAACCACATTAGCCAAATACTTAGCAAACCAACTCGGTGCAGATGATGTAATATTTTGTGCCTATACGGGCAAAGCGGCGAATGTTTTAAAACAAAAGGGCTGCAGTAATGCCGGCACAGTTCATAGTTATCTATATATATATGTGGATGATGATGACGAAGGGCCGCGTTTTATGTTGGACCCTAACAGCGCAATGGCTACAGCAAGCTTGGTTATCCTAGACGAATACAGCATGTTACCTCAATACATGATTAATGATCTTGAATCTGTAGCAAAAAAGATATTATATCTGGGCGATCCGTTTCAATTGCCACCGGTTAAAGGTGAGCAAAAAGTTGATCCAGATTTCTTTTTAACCGATGTTCACAGACAGGCTCTTGATAGCCCTATATTACGGGCTGCCACAAAGATACGACAAAACGAAACTTTGAGCTTTTCCACTGAAGGCGATTTTATCTATCAACCTTTATCAAAAATGGGTGATGACGTTATATTTTCTGTTGATCAATGTATTGTTGGTAGAAACAAAACCAGAAGACAATGGAACAATACTTTTCTTGAGCACTATGGTTTCAGTAATTCTTGTGATGACGTACCCAGGAATGGTGAAAAAATCATCTGTTTGAAAAATGACAAAAAATTGGGGTTATTTAACGGCATGATAGGCACGGCACATAATTGTGGATATGCTAATGATAATTTTTATCTGTCTTTTGATTGTGATGGACAGATATATAGCAATCTGAAAACAGCACCATATTCTTTCCTTGGTCAAGATATACCGAGTCAAGTACGTAACCGTTATAATCACTTTGATTATGCTTATGCTATAACCTGCCATAAGTCACAGGGATCGGAATTTGAATCCGTATTTATTTATAACGAGGCCTGGGGCACACCAGAGGAAAAAAGACGCTGGACGTATACAGCTTTGACCAGGGCAAGTAAAAGAGCATATCTTGCGGATAGAGATTGAAATGGATAAAAAAGAATTTTCCCAAATTGTAAAAAAAGAAAGATTAAAATCCGGGTTTACAAAAACCGGATTTGCAAAGTTAATTAATTGCTCAAGAGTGACGTTGTGGAGATGGGAAAACGGTATAACCATGCCCAGAAAAGATGCTCTACCATACTGGTTAAAATTAATATCATCTGTGGCAAATGCTTATAACTTATAAAAAAGGAACAATGTTATTTGTTGGAGGCTTGCATAATATAGATGAGGCCAAAGAATATATAAACAAACACGGCTTAACTAAGGACGATGTCGTATTGCTCAAATCAAGTAATGAGGTTTTGGTTAAAGTGATATCTGAAAATGTAGAACTAAAAGGGAATTAAAATGAGAGAAAATACAATATATCTGGATATCGAAACCATACCATCACAAGAACAATGGGTGCGTGCTGATATAGAAAGCACTATTGAACCACCTAAAACTTTGAAAAAAACTTCAAGCATTGAGGAGTGGCATAAAACAAAAAAGGAAGGTGCTGTACAGGAAAAGTTTCATAAGTGTGGTTTTGAAGGTGCTACCAATCATATCATAACAATAGGATGGGCATTTAATAATGATCCTGTGTTGGCACTTCAAATAACAGACACCGCAAAAGAGCGCGACAATTTACTGGAATTCTATGCTGCGATAGCTGATATTACATATCCGACATTTGTAGGCCATAACATTACATCCTTTGATTTACGGGTTATACGGCAACGTTCAATTATTTTAGGTGTAGAACCACCAACTAACATGTATGCGGCCTTCGCTGCAAAACCATGGGATAAGGCAGCGGTCTTTGATACCATGACACAATGGAGTCCTGACAGACAAAACATGATTAGCCAGGATAAACTGGCCAAGGCACTTGGTTTTGAAGGCAAAAAGGGTATGACAGGCGCGGACGTTTATCCGGCTTGGCAGGCAGGTGAGTTTGAGCGTATCGCTGAATATTGTCAGGATGATGTGGAAACTGTGAGAAAAATCCATAAGGCCATGACGTTTAGTGGTGATGTGGTAAAGAAAATGGATGCGGCATGAAATATGAATTCAAAGTCAATTTAATCCATAATTACTATAGTGAAGAAGAATTGACAGTAACTGTGGAAGGCATAGCAGACGAAAAGGAAGCTGAAAGTGAAGCCCATCGTCTTGCGCAAGGCAGCCCAAGCCGCTGGGATGTAGAACACACCGACACCGAGATAGATCACATTGAATTATTAATAAGTGCGGAACCAGAAGAGGGTGAAGAGCCGCCTGTTATACGTTGTGATAGAACTATGAATATGGATTTTAATTTATCAATATAAAATACAGGAGAAAATAATGCATTATAAAACACTTATAGACTTCGCTAAAATCAGAGAAACAATACCAGTATTAGAACAAATATCTGTATCAAACGGTGTGGCCACGGCTACTGATATGGATGTTTTTATCAGCGTGCCAACTGATATAAAGAACGGTATGTATTATCCGCACGGGTTTGATAGCGAGCATCCTATTCCATCAAAAATACCACAGTCAGATTTTCCTGATATGCCGGATATGGGTGAGTTATTTGGGGCCACTGTTTTGAAGGAGCAGTTAATTGATGATCTGGAGTGGGTATTAAAGGCGGCAAGTACCGAAGAGACCCGTTATTATCTTAATGGTGTTTACTTTGATGAAGGACATGTGATCGCTACGGATGGGCATCGTATGCATTATTTTGAACATGCTATAGCTTGGGGTGATGACAAGAAAGTGGGAGGTATTTTACCAAAATCAGCCTGTAGAATAATTTTAAATCTTGTCAAAGAGATTGGAGCTAAATGTATCACTTTTGAGTTTTTTGATATGAAGTTTAAATGTTATATTGGTAAGCTTGGTGTGGTTGAAGGTAAAGCAAAAAGTTGTACCAGATCATGCTGATAGAGACAGCACAGATTTTAATCCGGATGAGATTAAAAGTCTTTTGCCAGACCTGAAAAACGTAGATGCCATTAATGGAAACAACAATCATTTGATTAGGATTAGTGATGGTAAAGCAATTCCTACGAATAACCACGAGGACATCGATAGGAGCTGGCCTGTTTCACCTGACTGGAAGATGACAGCATGTTTTAATACAGATTATCTATGCGAAATGCCTGCAGGCAAAATGTATTATGGAGGTGCTGGTGATACTTTTATAGTGATTGCAAACGATGATGAGCCAGTACAACGATATGGTGTGATAATGCCGTGTAGGGTGGATTGATATAATGGTAAATAATTTTGATGATGCTTATCACGGATTATTAAAGAAAATCTTAGATGAGGGCTTTGATAAGGGCGATAGGACCGGTACGGGGACTCGTACCTTGTTCGGGGAGCAGCTTAAGTTTGATTTGCGTGAGGGTTTTCCACTCCTAACCACTAAGAAAATGTTCACTAAAGGCATTATACATGAACTGCTGTGGATCATATCTGGCAGCACCAATATTAAATACCTCCAGGATAAGGGTGTAAAAATATGGGATCAATGGGCAGATGAAAATGGTGACCTTGGTCCAGTATACGGACAGCAATGGAGAAATTGGGAGTATGAATACAACTATCAAAATTTTGGGATTGATCAGTTAGCTGATGTTATAGAGCGTATCAAAACCAATCCTAACTGTCGTAGGCAAATAGTCACCGCTTGGAATCCTCCTGATATAGAAAAAGCTGCGTTACCTCCATGTCATTGTTTCTTTCAATTTAATGTACATGGTGACGTACTTCATATGCAGATGTATCAACGATCTTGTGATGTTTTCCTGGGTGTACCGTTTAATATTGCGTCATATGCTCTATTACTTGAAATGGTGGCGCGAGTAACAGGATTGAAAGCAGGAGTTTTTACTCATACATATGGTGATGTACATATTTACAACAATCATTTCGATCAGGTTGAGGAGCAGTTAAGCAGGAAATCGTTTGAACCTCCGGTTGTTGTATTAAGACCAGGTGTATTGGATATTGATGATTTTAAATATGATGACATAAGCATCATTGATTACGATCACCATCCGGCTATTAAAGCGGAGGTGTCCGTATGACCGAAGCGGTCCATCATCCTTCACATTATAGAATCTTCCCGGACAAGGAAGCTATTGAGTTGATTAAAGCGTGTTTAACACACGAGGAGTTCATTGGCTGGTTAAAAGGAGATATTTTAAAGTATCGTTTACGGGCTGGGTTCAAGGATGATGTGAAACAGGATATTGATAAGGCTATGTGGTATCAGAATTATTTGTTTGAATATGTGGAGGCACATAATGTTCAAACGTGATCCTGATTTTTTTATAGGTGAAAAGGACGATCCATATTTACTCCAGTGGTGGTTAATACCGCGTAATAAATATATTAATATCTATCTGCATAAATTTCTAAAATCAGATGATACTCGCGCATTACATGATCATCCATGGAATAATATCAGTATTATACTTTGGGGTTCGTATACAGAGATTATGCCTGCAGATAGATATAAGTGGTTATCAGAAGGCGATAGAGAAGTTATTCGCAAAAGACGCTATCCTTTTATTCCTGTGTTCCGGGATGCTAACTGGATACATCGGGTTGAGTTAGATAGTCAGTTACATATTGATATTAAAGCTCAATGGGATGCAATTATAGAAAAACCAGTATGGACGCTGTTTATTACTGGTCCATGGCGCAGGCGATGGGGGTTTCATTGTGCTAAAGAGTGGCGATATTGGCAAGAATATGTGAAAGTTACTGAAGGTGGTAATTCAATAGGACGAGGATGTGATTAATTTAAAAGGAGATCGATAATGATAAAATTTAAAAATATACTATGTGTTTTTGCAGGTGTGGCCACAATAGGTGCTGCACTGGCCGGTGTCCAAACTTATAATTCCATGAATTTACCACGTCCGGCTATGAAATCAGAGCTGATAGAGGCAACTGCCCTGATAAAATCCGATCTTGTAGAGGTGGAAGAAGAATTAACGGAAGTGGCCGAGGTCGGACTCGAAACCAAGCAAATGATGTTAGAGGAAGCAATTGACCGGCGTCAGTTACAAATGTATCGGAACCAGAGAGTTCAGCAGGGATATAGTTTAGATGAAAAGCCTGTTCCTGAATTTTTACAACTGGAAGAACATCTATTACAAAAAACTATTGAGAAAAGAGAAGAGCAATTAGAAAAAGTTAAAACAGAACGTATGAAATGACAGAAAAATACAGACCATCTAACGGAACAGAAGGCGATATATTTATATCAAAATGGTGCGATAACTGTGTTAAGGACACGGAGGAAAAACCATGTAAAATATTAGGAAACTCTCTTTGTTGGGGTATTGATGATGAAGGCTATCCTGAAGAATGGACTTATAATGATGCAGATATGCCTATTTGTACAGCATTTACTACAGAGGACGTGGCAAATAAATGTGCTGATACACAGGATATGTTTGGATGAAATTCAAAACAGAAATTATTGGAGACTGTACATTATATCTTGGTGATTGCCTTGAGGTTATACCTACGCTTGATAAGGTTGATGCGGTGGTTACTGACCCTCCTTATGAATTTGAAGCTTCCGGCGCGGGCATATTTAGAACAAACAGAAAGTGTATGGATTTAATACAAGAAACCGGGTTAAACAAAGGATTTGACCATACATTTTTAACCCAGAGCCTCTGTGATTCTGTAATAATATTTTGTCACAACGACCAGCTAGAAAAACTTATCCCGTGGCTATCAAAGGAATTTGGTAGATTCTGTTTATGTTTTTGGCACAAAAATAATCCAATGCCTGTTGCTAATAAGCACTATAAACCAGACACAGAAATTTATATACACGCATGGAACAAGGACGGATTTCCCATTGGAAAACTGATCGATAAAGGAAGATATTTCTTTTCTCCTGTGGGTAAATCAGAATATGAGCACCCAACTGTAAAGCCGCTATCTCTTATGAGAAAGATTATAAAGAACACCAACGGGGAAACAGTCCTTGACCCATTCATGGGAAGCGGAACAACCGGAGTCGCATGTGCCAAGCTAGGACGTAAATTCATAGGAATCGAACTGGAAGAAAAATATTTTGATATAGCCTGTAAACGCATAGAAGAAGCTTATGATCAATCAGATTTATTTATTGAACAACCAGCATCTGAATTACTGCCATATAAAAACACACAGGACATGTTTGGATGACAAAATATAGAGTGACAGTTATATATGAGTCGGGGCGGCAGGAAATACATAGAAATCTAACTGAAAGAGATGCGCGTGCATTGGAGTTGAGATTGAACTCGCTGGCTACGGTGAAGAAGATTAAGAAGGAGAAGGTGTGATGTTGAAACACCTTGATTTGTTCAGTGGGATCGGGGGCTTTTCCCTTGGGTTGGAACGAACGGGCGGATTTGAAACGATTGCGTTTTGTGAAATCGAACCATTTTGTCAGAAGGTATTAAAAAAACATTGGCCAGATGTACCGTGTTATGACGATGTAAGGAGTTTGGATTATGAAGGACCAGTTGACGTTATTACCGGAGGATACCCTTGTCAGCCATTTAGTGTTGCCGGGAACAGAAAAGGCGAGGAAGATGACCGCCATCTCTGGCCGGCTATGTTTAGTCTCATCACCAAGCACCGGCCGCCTTGGGTTATTGGAGAAAATGTTGCTGGACACATCAATATGGGACTCGATGATGTGCTTGCTGACTTGGAGAGTGAAGGTTACGAATGCAGGACATTTGTTATTCCAGCTTGTGCCGTCAAAGCCCCGCATAGGAGAGATAGAGTCTGGATTATTGCCAACACCGAACAGTGCGGCCGGCCCGACTGTCAGAAAACAGACCAAGAGAGAAAACGGAAGCCAGGAACATATACAGACACAGCTTTATCATTACGGGATGCTTCCGACAGTGAGGGCTTGCACAGCAATGTCAGCACAGATAACAGAGAACACAGCAAATGCAAAGTTTCCGAATCTGGAAACAATACTAGCGAGGGTGTTTCTGCCAACAATCGGCGCCAACGAGGGCAAGGGGAGTTCGAAGAAAAGATACAGGGGCAGCAAGGATTTTCGTGGTGCAAAAATGTCAGAAGGATTACGGATTACTTCACAATGCCCGATATACCTAAACCCCTCATTCGCAGAAGCAGTAATGGGGTATCCCAAAGATTACACGCTCTTGGAAACGCAGTAGTGCCACAAATAGTAACCATTTTAGGACACGCAATATTGGAGGCGGAAAAATGACAAAAAATATACTTGGCGTTGATGTCGGAATGACAGGAGGACTCGCCTTCTATGATGGTACTGAGCTCATAATTTATGATATGCCGGTATTCCAAAGAAACAAAACCAAGCGAGTTGATTGTCATGCTTTGGATCGAATTATACAGGGACAGGGAGTAGTGGACCATGTTTTTATAGAACAGGTCAATGCCTTCAAAATGGGTGCAACAGGTGCATATAATTTTGGCTGGTCGTGCGGGGTGATAGAGGCGATTGTAGCATGCCATGGCATACCATTTACCTACGTAACACCGCAGAAATGGAAGAAGGTAATGGCCTGCCCTAAAGAAAAGGATGGAGCACGCATGAGAGCATCGCAGTTGTTACCACAGTTTGCGCATAATTGGGATCTTAAAAAGCACCACGGCAGAGCGGAATCAAGCCTGATCGCGCTGTATGGATATAATAATGGGCAAGCGTAGTACATTTGAACGTATTGAAAGAGATTATTATAGAGCTCCTTATGCGGCTGTTGAGCCTTTAATATTACATTTGCCTGAAATACTTAGATATTGCGAACCTTGTGCCGGCGATGGTGCTTTAATAAATCATTTAAATAGTTTCGGATATGAATGTAAATTTGCTTGCGACATAGAACCGCAAGATCAGGATATTGTTAAATGTAATGCATTAAATATATACCAACCTCTATTTGAAGGAAGAAATATTGATTACATTATAACCAACCCGCCCTGGAGCCGTAATATCCTGCATCCCATGATAGATCATTTCAGGAAGCTTGCCCCGACTTGGCTCTTGTTCGATGCGGATTGGATGTTCACAAAACAGGCTGCACCATATCTTCCGTATTGTCAGAAAATCGTATCAGTGGGCCGTGTTAAATGGTTTCCAGATAGCGATAACACCGGCAAAGATAACGCCGCATGGTATTTATTTTTAGATCATGAGGTTGTAACTGAATTTGTAGGAAGCGGACCGCGCTTGGTTGCGCAGCGATGCCCGGATACAGAGGATATGTTTGGGTGATTATTTTTTATCCTCATGTTTTGTAACCTGTATTGTAAATTTCCACATCAACTCAGATTCTAGTAATTCAAATTTAAAATCTCTTTCTGGTGCCATATAAATACGTGGCTCATCTATACCAAGATAAGTTAAAAGTATTACCAAGGAAGAGGGATCGCCAGAATAAACAGCGTGCATTAAATCTGCTAAAGAATCAGGAGCATCAAATATATCAAAAGAAAGTTCGGTTTCTTTTATTACCAGACTATTGGGAACAGGTTTAATCGCATAGCCATTTATTATCATATTACATTGCATCATTCTTCTCCCTTTATAATCTTTAAGGCTTCTGGATCCATATGTGTTCGCCGAACATAAGTAGTGGCGCGGTATCTGTTCTCCTCCTCAATCGTTGTATTATCAACTTCCCCCGGAAAAAAATAACTTATAGATTGTTCTAATATTCTAGATATGTGGTAAAGCTTTGAACAGCTTACTCTATTTTTACCTCTTTCATATTTCTGAATCTGTTGAAACGCAATGCCCAGCTCATCAGCCATTGTCTCCATTGACATTCCTATCTTTAATCTAGCGACCTTAATTTGTTTGCCAACATGTTTATCAATGGGATCGGTCTTACCTGTACCCCTGCCATATTTATTACGTTTTTTGGTTGCTCGTTTCATGATTTTATTTTCGCCTCCAATACTTTAGCAGGCCGATTGCCATTGGTTTTATGTTTGATGTTTGCATCACAAACTGTGTTCATTATTCTTGCTTCACATAAACAATAAGAGAATATTCCATCTGAATAATCTTTAATCTTATTGCAATCTTCTTCGTGTTTTTCTTCTTTTTCAGGCATTGGACTTCTCCTCCTCAAAATTATAAACAACCTTCTTGATCCGTATATATCTTATATCCAGACTATGAAACAAAGGATCAGCAGGGTGAAATTGACCGCCCCAAGTGCTTAAAGCATCCTCCACAAAAGAAGCTATTTCATCTGGTTTGACCCTTGGTGGGGTATTAATTATTACTTCAATTTTCATTTATACTTTCTCCGCTCTTTTCAAAACACCAATTGTTTTATGAAACTCTTTCCAACATTCAGGACAATACATATCGCTTAAATTGATCAATAAATGTTTCGCAATATTATCGGGTGATATAGTCCATTCATAACCGCATTTATCACATTTATGTAAGGCGGGTTTTCTGTAGACCATTTTCAACCTCTTCTTTTATTGGGATATCTTCCCATTCTAAGTAATGCAGTGCCATTTCCCCATGATCAGTTTGCGCGGGCTTGGTCATTTCATAGCCTTGCTGCAATATCTTTTCGCCGTCCCTAATTTTTTCACCTTTTGCTGCCTTGATTGCAGCATGCGCCCTATTCATGGCAAGATTCCACGTTTCATCATGATCGGTGTTAATACTCACAGCCCGGGATTTAATACCCGTGATAATATTCTCCAAAGCATCTATTAATTTCCCATTGATTTTTTGTAACCGTCCTATCTCATGTGCCGTTTCATCCATCATGGATTCACGGCGGTGCATCGCCTCATCAATGGCTTCGCCTTGGTTTATAGGATGCCCGCCGGGGTCTTCATATTTTGACTGGTTCATTGATTTTATCCTTTTGAATTTTTGATTATTTGTATGGCATTGTCATATGATTCTTCGACATTAAAACTATCATCGAACAATCTGTTAATTTCTGGACGATCTATATCTTGTATAAATAATTCTAGTGCCTCCAATAATTCAACTTCATGACATTCCGGCATAAAATTCCATGTATCACGCATCTTCTCAATAGCTGTTTTCAATTTCCGGCCAGTACTTCCTACCCATTGTACGCCATCTTTATTAACCGCATAGGCAGTCAGGCCATCAATGAAGCCTTGTTCGTATGGGGTGTATTGTTCTGTCATGATGTATCTCTTGCTTTTTGTACTTCTTTAAGAAGGGCATCCCGCATCTTTGCTATAGGTGCAAGAACAAAACCTGTGGGTACAGATTCACCAGTTAATACAATCAGTCCGGCTTTTTCTAAAGCTTCGGGAATACCTTCATTTTCAGACCAGTCTTTTAAAATTATTTGTTCATCTGGTAAATCAATTTCAGGAATATTGACAGTAGCTACTGCCTCCCGGCCTCTATCGCTTTCAATCATTAAAGCAACGGCACCTTCGCCATAAAAACCAATTGATATTAAACCGCCCTGCATATGTTTAGCGGGACCAACTTTTAATTTTGTTTGTGTCATTGTATCGTCACCTTTGCTTCTATATGTTCTTTAAATTCTTCATTAAAAACTGAAAAAACCTCTGCTTTTCCCTCATCTACACATTTGTTTCCAGCTTCCTGAGCATCAACACGAAAGTTATACTCTGTATCCTGTATTTCGTCTTGTCCGTTATTTGTTAGTAGCAGGTACCATTTCATTTTCGTGTCCTCTTGTTCAATCACCCTATACTTTAATAATAACATGATTATATTAACAACAGCTTAACAAAACCTATAAATTATACAAAGAAAATATATAAATGTTAAATGTATGTTAATATTTACTTGATATACTTATTATATAGTGTTAAGTAATGCAAGGAAAAAGAATATGAAAAACTTAGAAACATACATAGAAGAGTTAATCATGCAGATTGACGAAGCGGAAACCGAGGATGAGGCACAGCAGCTTGTAGATAGGTTTACTCGGTTATCTGAAGCTTTGCAGGCTTACCGGACGCTGATGCCCACCAGCATGCCACAGGAGCTTATGAATGCGCTGGATGCAGACTTAGAGCATTATGAGGGGATGGCCGCTTTGGCCAGTAAACGGGCCGAGGATACCATTGAGGAGATTGCACAGCAGGCAGAAGATGATGCGGAATACGGGAGCTATGAGGCGCAGGTAAGGGATACTTATAATAGGGGGGTGTTGTGATGGAAAACAAACATACACCAGCACCATGGAAAATACTAAATCTTCATCCTAAAAAACACTCAGTAATAAGTATTGGGAAAACTGAAAATATAGGATCATTTTGTGAAATATACACAACAGGAAGCGGTAACACATCAGTGCAAAAAGCCAATGCCCGCCTGATAGCCGCCGCGCCGGAATTGTTATCAGAGTTGATTAACTCACGTGAGTTAATAGTAGACCAGTGTGGTATAGAGGCCGATTGTGAACTGGTCATGGCAATTGACTCAGCAATCGAAAAAGCAAAGGGTGAAACGTAATGACAGATTTATTACCATGTCCGTTTTGTGGGGGTGAATTAGAAGCCAATTATTATATAAAGCCGCACAAAAATATATATTTATATTCTTATCTCTGTTTTAATTCAGACTGTCCAGATAGAACTTTTTACAAAACAGATGAAGAAGCCATAAAGGCTAGCAACGCCCGCCTCGCTATATGGTATCCCATAAAGACGGCACCGAAGGACGGAACTATGATACTTCTGTTATACCCTGATAATAGCGGTGTTGTTGCTGCAAGATATGGTAAAGCCATAGATGGATCGGGCGATTACTGGTTTTTTGCTGATTTTTCAGATGAGCTGGGGTGTGATTGTGAATGGTGGATGCCATTGCAAGAGTTTCCAGATAAAAAGGAAGCTTGTAACGAATGTGGACAAACCATTAAAAAAGCACAAGGAGATGGAAATGGGGGCTAACATACGGCTTGAAACAAAAAACAACGGAGTTATTAAGGCTTTGCATGAAGCAAGGGTTTTTTATATCGAAAAACATGAAGAAGGGTTTGAGTTTATAGATGGTTGCGATGGATGTTTTTCTGCGATATTGACGGAAAATCATATCTATCAATTAATGCGAGAATTACATGAGTTGGTGAAAGGAGAAATCAATGACCGATAAATTAATACAGGCACTGGATAAGGTCACGGAAAAGATCAAAAAACTCAAAAAAGAAGAGGCGGAGCTTAAAGAACAGTTACTTGAAAAGCTTGATGTCAATATACAGCTTGAACTAATCAAAAAAGATGAACCATACGGAGTTGTACATATTGAGGGACTTGAGATCATCGTACCCAAAAAGGTGATGTGGGATCAAGATAAACTGGCTACGCTTTATCAAAACATTTTAATCAGTAATGAAGATCCCAAGGATTACATCGATCTGACTTATAAGGTGGCGGAATCTAAATACAAGGCATGGCCGGAGAGTGTCAGGTGTAATTTTACAGGTGCACGTAGTGTTGAACCTGGAAGTCCAACTGTAAAGATAGAGAAGGAATAAACATGAATACAAAAGCCCTTGGTGTTACACCACTACAACGTGAATATCTGAATTTTATTACCAGATATATAGGTAAACATGAATATTCACCAACGCTTCAGGAAATAGCAGATCATTTCGACTGTACCGTTGGGAATGTATCGCTGAAAATGAAGGAGTTGAAGTTTCGGAACTGCATTGATTATGCGCCCGGTAAGGCGAGATCGATTGTTGTGAAGGATTAAATCCAGATGTGATGATGGTAACAAACGAAAAGAGTGAGCCAAAACCTAAGACAGTAACACTGAACACAAGCGAGCCATATACGATAACAGTAACAGAGAATCCGAGCAACTACTAACCAAAGGAGAAGCCGATGAGTACATTAGAACCAATACAGAAACTAACCAAAGATATCCTCAAGGGAGGTGCCGGCACGCTATCCAGTACCGGCGCACGCTTTCTGGTCGATGCTTATTATCAAATGCAGGAAAACCGTAAACGATCCGACAATCAAGTCCGGTCAATGATTGATAGTGGGGAGCCAGATGAGATATTACAATGGTTTGCCGATCAGAACGCTGGTCTTGAAAATCAGGTTAAACGCGCCCTTGATGCTTATTCAGATGCTAATCCAGTGGGACAATGGGCAAGATCACAGAAGGGCATAGGGCCTGTTATAACAGCCGGATTGCTTGCACATATCGATATTAAACAGGCACCAACTGTGGGGCATATATGGAGCTTTGCCGGGCTTGATCCGACAGTTACATGGAAGGGGCGCACCAAGGTCGATGCGTTTGTCAAAAAACTTGATAAAAGCATGGATATTGATAAATTTCTGACCGAGATTAGCGGTTTTGTAAATCGTAAACCAGAGAATATAAAACGCATAGCTGAACGTTTGGCCAAAGAAAAGAAGCTCACCAAGGCACATATTGCGAGCGCGGCCAGTCAACCTCCGCATAATAGCGGTTTGAAAACATTGTGCTGGAAAGTGGGCCAGAGTTTTGTGAAAGTATCAGGTGATGAAAATGCTTTCTATGGCCAAGTATATAAACGGCGTAAAGAATATGAAGTCAAAAAGAACGAGGCCGGTGATTACGCTGATCAGGCAGAAAAGAAATTAGAGGATTTTAATATAGGTAAAAATACCGATGCCTATAAATCATATTCCGTTGGCCGATTGCCACCTGCACATATACAGGCAAGAGTAGAACGCTACGCGGTTAAGATATTTTTATCTCATTTACATGAAGTGTGGTATTTCGATGAGTTTAAGAAATTACCACCTAATCCGTTTGCAATAGGGATTTTAGGACATGCCCATAAAATTGATCCACCGGGATTTGATATGATTGATGGATTAATGGAAGCGAGAGCAGCTTGATTTTGAGCCAGATATCCCGAAAGTAACACGCCTGAAAAGCGAACCAAACACGACAATAGTAACAAAATGGCTGAGTGAGCCACGCTCTGCGATAGTATCATGACACCGAAGCGAACCAGTTTATCCGATAGTAACAATACATCCGAGTGAGTCATTAATAGAGATAGTAACAAAGAACTAAAGCGAGTCAGACCATCTGATAGTAACACGCCCCATGAACGAACCATGGTCAGTGATAGTAACATCATTATGGAGTGAGCCAATAAAATGGATAGTAACATCCGGATGAAGCGAACCATAGGGACTGATAGTAACAGTAAGAAAGAGTGAGCCATTTAGGTTAATAGTAACATATGAGCGAAGCGATCCACGACTCCGGATAGTAACATGGTATAGGAGCGAGCCAAAGAAAGGGATAGTAACAATAAACTCAAGCGAGCCACATCTCTAAATAGTAACATGGGAATAAAGCGAGCCATAATGCACGATAGTAACATCAATTCCGAGCGATTAAGGCACCACACCATAACGGCAAATATAGAGCTCACGCTGCTGTTCGGCAAAATCGATATAGAAATGAGGTAGCTGTTCAACCAGTATATTCTCTTGGGCTTCCGTTGGTATAAGAGGTCTGGGACAGATATTATTTATCGCCTTTATTTCGGAGACGCCGGAACAACCCGCGAGCAGAATCGACATCAGTAATGTCATCATTATTCTGCTTTTCAAGTATGGCATTTTCTTTTTTTAATTGTTCGATTTTAGCGGCATCGACACCTTGTCGCTTCATATCCCATCGGTCCATAAAAAAACTTAAGACTGATTTGAATAAAAAACTTAAAACACCCATTAAGCTTCGGACTTCTTCATCGCACTTCGCCATGCCCAGAGCATAGCAGCAACCAGACCGTAATCACCAGTAGTGTCAAGTCCCACCAACTCAACAGGAAGCTCCGGTACAAAATACTTGGCAACAGCCAGCCCGGCCAATCCCAAAGCAATTAAGTAAGTTTTGTTACCATTAACAAGTTCCATCAGTTTACCCATAATATTCTCCTTTTATTTAATTCCATTATCTTTTGCGACCTCTATAGCAAAGGCATGAACTCGCATAAGCCTCCTAGACCAGCCTAAAGCATTAGGTTTAAAATTTCCAGCTAAACCATAGCGTTTCATTCGCAGCGCACAAATTTCGTGAAGTGTATCTATGTTGTAATTTTGATGCGCAGCTAGTCGGGTTTTATCTCCCATGATTCCATCTCGTTTTTGATGAACTGCCGCCTGTAAATCTTTGACAGCCGCGCTTGGACCTTGGTTTACGGCGGCATCAAACACAATAAAGGCGATACCTCGGGGAAGTATATCACCATTTATTTTAGACCAGAAATGTTCAAAATAAATATCTTTAGCTTGAAGCAATGAAAGAGCAATTATATCAGCTTTATCCGTTTTACCGTTTTTATCAATATCAAGACCGATACTACCGGCGAATCGAAGGCTAATTCCATATTTGGTTGTGCCACCGGGATCACCCACTGGATCAACAACGAGTCCACCCTCGTGCTTTATTACCTCGTCAACAAATAAATCAAATGTGTTTATCTTTTTTTTTGGCATTGGTGTTTTCAAATAGCCTCGTAACAAAGCAACCATTAACTTTTTTAATTTCTGTATCCAATTCTTGTCGACACACATTCAATTTTGTTTTGACCTCTTTAAGTTCTTTTCGATGTGAAAACAAACTAATCACCATCTTTTCCTTTAATTAAGGTTGTGAGCTCAGTTAAAGATTCTATTGAATCCTTTGAAAGCTGTATAAGTTGTTTTGTAATATCCTTGTTTTGTCTCCATAAAATAATAATACCAAATGCCAATACAGCAACAAGCATCCCGTATTCTAATAGCGGCTCAATTATTCCTTCCATTATATTATTCTATCATAAAATTATTAACGCCATATAGACATAAAATCTATATGGCGTCAAATTTGAACGGATTAGATAATAACTATTAAATAATAACTATTAAGTAGGAACTCCATCAAGGTCTTGTATGCTGCTTATAAGAACTAGCTTGGTATTAGCTTCGTTACCAAATCCTAGTCTTAAGCATTTAAAGAGAAACATATCTACTCTATTTGCCCCTACAGTTATTACTGGATCGGTACCTCCAGGGAAACGGTATACATTAGTCCAATTCAGTGTTTTTGGACTAGAATCATGTTGCTTAACATATATTAAATAATTAGCTCCAAGTATTAAATCACCAGTATTTCCCTCTATAATCTGAGCTGACGATCCACTAACTTCATCAAGATCAATAAACTTAGTCAGCTTATCTGTATCCTGAGTAAAAACATATTGATCCGATCCTGAGATATTTATCTGAACAGCGTCTTGTTGTTCAGGAACCCTGTCAAGTGTAGCAGCGACATCAATTCCAAGTGCAACATCAAGTTTAGATAAAATCTGTGCCCCAGATTGCGATGCCTGAGCAACTGTTTGGGTTGTTGGCATTCTATGTTCGACCATTTCTATTCTCCTTATATAAAGTTAAAGTTATTTTATGGATAAGCACTCCACGTTACCCCACCATCTGTCGTTGTTTGGTCTGCATGGACAGGCGGCGGGGCAGAAATTTCCGTCCAATCAACAATATCTATTAAAGCATTTCCTTCATTAAATCCACCCACATATTTAGCAGGAGAGGAATTATCTATATAAAATTTTGTATCAGCCATTATTTTTCCTAATAAATTACTGCTATAAAATAAACGTCCCAATTAGCATTAGTAGCGTTTTCTGACGCACCAGTTGTTTTATTTATTATTTTAAATACCGCACTACCCCCGCCTGTTCCTGATCCGAAACGAATATTTATATTTGTGGTATCTGGAGTAATTCCTAAACCTTGGTTAGCTGAAGATGATTGGACTATATCTACGATAGCCAAATCACCAATAGAATAATTAAATTCCGCAGTCGTATTTTTCAAGACCGTTACAATATTATCTGGTAAAGCACCTAATCCATGAGCTAAAGTCAACGCCCCTGCTGCTGTAATAGTTTGATCTGTAGTTTGGAATTTAGAAGATGCGGCCCCTCCTGTTTCTAACGCAGCAATAGCTTGTTTAACTCGTTCAGCACTCCAGCTTTCAACATCAGTAGCAGTACCTGCCTCAGCATCGCCCTGAGATATTAAAGGTACTTGAGTTTGGTAAGCAGTTTCTATTTCTGCATCTGTTTGATCAGCAGTTGCTGAAGTCTCTATACCTGCTAACTTAGTATCCTTGGTATCTGTGTAGGCATTGGCCTCAGCTTCATAAGCAGTCTTTATCTCTGCCCCTGTCTGGTCAGCCGTAGCGCCGGTTTCTATGCCCGCTAACTTAGACTGCTCAGCATCGCTGAATTCATTGGTATCAGCATTATTCTCATATGCGGTTTTAATCTCGGCATCGGATTGATCTGCCGTGGCTCCATTTTCTATATTGAGAATAGACCGCACAACAGTCGCGCTTAACTCTTCTGGTGAACCTGATCCTGCCGTATTACGACCTATAATAGTTGCTGTGGATATGTTTGCTATTTTAGTAAGCGTGACCGCCGCATTATCAATCTCTGTAGTGCTGACTGTATTTAAGGAGGCTAATGCGCCCGCATCAGATATCGTTGCTATTAATTGCGTGCCAGTATGATTTGCTCTCGCTAAAAGCGTTGCATCAGCAGAGTTAACAGTAGCACCAGCCGCTATGCCTCCCAGCTTAGTTTGCTCGGTGTCTGTAAATGCATTGGTGTTAGCATTATTTTCATATGCAGTTTTAATCTCACCGTCTGTTTGATCGGCTGTGGCAGAAGCTTCAATACCATCAAGTTTTGTTCCGTCAGTAGCAATATCCCTGCCATCAACGGTTCCGGATAGCGTTAAATTACCTAAAATATTTACCAGGGTTGTTGATAACTGAAGGATTGTAGCAACGCCCTTGCCATCTTCTATAGTTTGCAACGCAGCCGTGACCCCGTCTGCATCAGTTGGAAACTGCATAAGGCTTTTAAATGTGTCCGCAGGCGTCTTGCCTTCTAAATTACTCATTACCCTAAGCTCTCCCAATTAGTAGCAATATTTTGCCACTCAACATTTAAGTTTTGCCATTGCAATGCCAAAAAAATCAATACAATATTTAATATTGCGGGATTAGTTATATTTAAAGCCAAGCTTAATTCCATTAAAAAATACCAATTATATCTGTAGCCGTTGTTCCTGTTGCCTTTACAAACGTTGGCCTCACAGGCAAAAGCTGACCAGACAATACTTTAAATATTGAATCGTTACCACCCGCATCGGTTAAAACGAGATTACCTCCTGTTCCTATGAATAGGGCACGGGGTATCTGTGCCAATTCAGTGCCATCGTTAGGAGTTACATCAAACCAATCGTTTGCAGGACTATTTAATCCTTCGCTAAACCCTTTGTGTTGATTTTTTCCTGCCATATTTAACTCCTCTTATAAATTTAATCATGCCCAGCATATTTTTTCAATAGTCTTTGCCACAATGGAATCTTTCTAATCAATGTATCAGATGAAATAACACACGATTCCCATTTTTCTTGTTTTGTAATATCAAGAGCAAGTTTATCATAATCGGCAATACTTTTTATTAATTTATCCAATATAAGAAATATCGTGCGTGTGCCGGCATGATTATGCTGGTCGCGGTAAAGTAAGTTTATACGGTATTCATACTTCATTTTTTTGAATGTATTGTTTTAATTTATTATCATCACTCATGGTTTTTGTGCTCTAAGAGTTTTCTTGGCATTATATTTATCAAGTGTTTCGAGAGCAATTTTGTCTCGTACAGAGACAGAAAGGGCATCAATGATGTCTTCTATGTAACGAGGCATACCATGATCTGTAGCGGCTATATCCTGTTCCCATTTCTCAAGATCTGTTGGAACATAAACAGGTGGGTGAGAAAAAACACTACCATCATAATCATCACCAATTTCCGCATCCTCTGAATCTATCCATTCCATTTCCGGACTGACAGGAAAAGGAAAACCATCTTCATTTTCAGAATTATCCGGTTCTATCTGGACAACTTTATTTTTAAAAACCAATGCTTTCATAATTCACTTACCTATAAGATTTTACGATTATAATACCAGTGGCCCCTGTTTGTCCTGCAGAGCCGGATGTGGATTCAACGACCGCTCCTCCTCCTCCACCACCATATAAATTCCCAGGTGTTCCGCTTAATGGGTTTATAACTTTCTTCGTTTGACCTTTACCACCACCACCAAGAATTGAATCACCGCCATCGCCACCACTACCGTGGTCCTGACCTGAATCAGTAACAGCATTTGAGCCATCGCCTCCCGTGATATTTGCATCTCCACTTGATCCCGAACCACCCACTCCGCCAGCTTTATAGGTATTAACAGCCGCCGCACTACCGGTACCAGTCCCCCCAACTCCGCCAGATGCCGAACAATGAGCACCAAAAGACGAAGTTGTTCCATTTCCTCCATTGCTCCCTGCATTCGATCCTGCGGCACCGGCTGTACCTACAGTTACAGTTTCAGTTGCACCTAATCCTGATGTAATATGTTTTAATGCACTACCGCCGGCACCACCGCCGCCTGAAGCAGTATAGAAGCCTGATCCCACACTATCTGCACCACCACCACCACCACCACCACCGACAACAATAACTTCTACGGAATTTGTCCCAGCGGGTTTAGTCCATGTACCAGATGATTCAAATGTTTGCACATCGATTAAACCACCTATAGAAGTATTCAGAGTATTTAACGCGTCCTTAACTGTATCGCCGGTGACCGCCGAATCATTATCAACAAGAGATGCTTTATAATCATCCAAAGCTGCAACTACAGCTCCGATCCTGCCAAAAACACTATCTACCGCTCCGGCACCCGCCGCCCCAATTTGGAATCCTGACTGAATAATTTGCCATTGATTTGTCCCGAGATCAAATTGAACAATCAATATTTCATCTACAACTATCTCCCCGCCAGTTAAAGCAATAAGTCCGGCATCTTTTACAATGGCTTTTACGCCAGTGCCTGCAAGGTTAAGAGTCGATGCGCCCGTATTGGTATTCCCCGGAAATAATCTGGCCACGAAACCATCTGGTAACGAAGGTGGTGCCTCAAACGGTGATATAACATTGCCGACATAAGCATCAGCAGCCCCGCTTTCCAGAAAAAATGTCGCAGCCCCTGTATAAAGCGTTGCGGCCTGTGACATCTGATTGGTTGTTAATGCCGCAAGACTAATACCTGATTTGGTAATAAAATTTTCAAGTTCGCCGCCAATAGATTCATTAAATTCATCAGCAGTGAACGTATCGCCTGGGGCTTTTACTGGATAATCACGCATAATTTAATTCCTGTTTGTTTTATCTTACATCTTGTTTTACAATTTTTAAAGGCTGTTATTAAGTTAATGTCCCTATGATTATTCTTTAGGTGTCCAATTGCCACCTGAAGGCCAGCTTGTAAATATTTTTAATGTAGGAAATTCAGAAACTAATGTATTGGCGTCATCTATGTGTAATCTGCTGGATCCTGTCATCCAATGTGTACCCTGATCATTCTCAAGATTATCTATGATTAATGTTTCCGGATCACCTCTTGCTGTAGTTAACTCAAGATAACGAGCCTCCACAGCAGCATGAGTATAAACGGGATTATTTTCTATTATCGGTGATTTTATATATATAGTCATTAATATCTCGTTCCGGCGTGCCTAGTTTGCCATAAATCTCTAATAGCAGCAGGTTTGGCATCATCAGAGAAAAATTCATTCCCAAAAGCCCAAGAATAAATTTTAGAGCCGTTTGGAAGGTGAGCACCACCGCCTACGCTACCACCACCTATGAGATATTCAGTAGTAGATATAGTTGTGTCCGTGAGGAATGTACCATTAATTGTGTCTGAAACAGAGGCAGAATTATTCCAGACTTTTATATTATTTGTGGTTTCAGAGCCGTCCCAACTTATAATTATCAATCTATCCGTGGCATATGGGGATGTACTGGATGAAGTATTAAATTGCACGATGTTTGTACCATTAGCTTGAGTAAGCCTAACTACGTCAGTAGCCGCCGGATTAAAAAAACGAACGGTACGATCATCCACAGAGTCACCATTACCCCAAACACTAACCCCTGTATCGGACGCTTGATTGTATGCCATGGCCGCCCAAAAACCTGTGGCTTGGTCAGTTCTATGGGCATTCTTTAAAGCTATGGTGTTAGCTATATTTTTAATGAGAAAGAAATCACCACCGTCCATGTCCCAAAAAGCATCATCTGCGCCAGCATTATTTGTAAAAGTAGGATCATCTGTACTTGACCCACTATCCGCACCTAAATGAAAGTCATAAGCAGTTTGTGCGGCACCATCACTAGGGGAGGTTATTACATTTGCCCAAGTTTGCCCCGATCCTCCATAACTAGCTAATAGTGTAGCATCTAACTCAGCAGAAACGCTCAACCCTGCAATACTGCTGAGAAGATCAGGACCATCGACACCACTAAAATGACACACTGGAAAAGTAAACACTAACTAAAATCTCCTTGAAACACCCCGTCCATATTTACTCCGTCTGAAATAAACGTAATATAATCAACCGCATTGGCTCCTGTGGATAATGTTGGTGCCGTACCCCCAGTAAATCTATAAGCAGAACCAAAAGTTAATAATCTGGAACCAGCTCCATCCTGTATGATTCTTAGAATATATGTTCCGCCATCTTGTAGATTAGTAGGATTATCCAGTACAAGATCGCCATCAAGTATTAATTCCGTAACCTGATTGTCTTCTAAATTCCATGAGACATTTGCCAGCTTTACCGACACATCATCAATATCACCATCAAAATCAAGATCGGCTCTGATATCGATATCACCACCAGCACCGGCCACAATATTTTCTGTAAATGTTCCATCAGCAGACCTATCGGTTCCTTCTGTATCACCAGCCACAGGCGTTACGTTGCCTGCAACAAAATTAGAAATTGTAAATGTGACTTGATAGGTTTGGCCGTTTACCAATGAAAGTGCCTGTGTTAAATCTGAATCAGCTGATTGTGAGGCATCAGAGTTTGCAACACCCGCAGCAATTGACCATCCCGGACCTTTCCCCCAATTTGTATCGGCATCAAACCCGCCGTTTGTAACCAGATCAGCACCAAGGGCAGTGAGGGATGTAGCATTGAAATTTTGAGTTTTTGTATATTCCTGGGCAACATCAAGCTTTGCGACATTACCCACTGGTTCAAATTGTGAAGCACTATCATTAAAAGCCAATAGTTGCCCATCGGTGACACCAGATAAAGACATATTAACTGATTCAATGCTAAAACCTGATGTAATATTAACTTTAGTCTCAGATAGCTGCAAAGGACTGACTGTACCCTCGCCGTCTTCTACAGTTTGAAGGACACCTGTTATTCCATTCGTATCATCAGATATACGTAAAAGACTACGAAAAGTCTGATTAATATTTTTACCGACCAGCGTACCCATTTATGCGTTCTCCCAAAGTTGTATTTCACTATCCCAGTTTGTATTATTCAAAACCCATGTACCACCCAAAGCCCCTGTTTCTGGTAAATTGAATCTAAAAACAAGATCGGCGTTGGCCGGGCGGAGCCTCTCAAACAAACAGATTATAACATTATTTACATTATCCCCGAATACTACAGGAAATGTGAAATCAAAAACATTTAAATCTAACGGAACAAGAAAATCAACAACCATTGTAAACCGCGCATCAGATGGATTGTTAAAAAGCATTGCAGGAAACTCCATCGGGAATATACCCCAACGGCCTCCACCATCAACCCGCACGCTAAAACCCAGCTCTAAAGCCAATGCTTCAAATCCTTCTTTGGTGGCGACACCCAGAGCAGTTAGTTTTGTGATAATATTCTCACGGCGTTCGGCAGCAGTTTCAGCAATCGGTATACAATCATCCGGAATACCAAGAGCCGATTCCCATTCAGCTAGAAGTAATTCAGTATCTTCGGGGAAATGTTCACAAATAATTTCGTTTTGTTTGCCCTCGGCACGAAACAGTTCTATACCAAGACCGAAGATTAAATTCTTTAACGTGGTGCCTTCCTGATTCTTGGCAGCAAAAATACGGCCATTAGGTAAATAGTTAGCTAATGACTGGCCTTGCTCTTCTTCAGTATGTGGACCAAATAATTTATCTGTCATAATTAAAAGCTTATTGTTCCCAGCACAGGAAGCTGTCCTTCAAGAATTGTTACATCACCAGATGGTGTTGATAGTGTAAAGTTAGATACAGCCTCAAAAGTTTCTGGATTAACGGTCTGGAATATCACCGATTCATATTCAAAATCTTTTAAATCTCGCCCCACAGCGGTTTCATCTGCAAATAATGCTAGAAGATTAGCTGTTATAGCCTCTCTAAGGGTATTGCTGTCTGGAACAAGCAATGTGAATATAAAGTCAACCACTACAGCTTCAGGTGGTCGTACAATAACATCCCTGACATCTGTATGGGCCGGAGTTATTTCAAGCAGCTTATCCTTGACATCTGTGGCTTCCTGAGCAGAGGGAATAATATTCTCGTCATCATCACGAGTAAAATGTATTAGAACGGCTCCCGGGGGAACTGTGAGTGTTACAAGAATGGTGCCAGTTGCCGTTGCATTTGAATCGTCCAACACAGGATAAGCGAATTTGAAATCATCTATCTTAATGATTCGTTGCTGGGTTACATTAAATTCAGGCTCCACAGCTCCAGCAACCGTCACTGCAAACGTATCTTCCAGATTATGTTTGGTAGCACCAAAATCCACAATGGCCAGAAAATCTGCTTGTGTAATACTGGATGGGGTTATACCGGTAGCAATTGGATCGTTGGCCTCTGTGATAAATACACGGGTTACACCGGGAACCTCCCGTGCTTTCTGCCGTATCCGGTCAACATTAAACGGGGTAGGAGGCTGTTGATAAACATCCAGCGTGCGTTCTCTTAAATTCACATCGTCTTCCGTATCGGTGCCGCCGGATACTTCGGAAAATTGAACAAGCGCAATACCATCAACCCCGACAATAGGTGTGCCAAGAGTAAGGTTGGCACCGGAAAGTAAGTTTTGATCTATACCAAAATCATCAGATCGTACTTCCACATTAGCAATCGTGACATTGGCCAGTATAGTTCCTGTTGCCGGAGTGGAAGGACTACCAACAATTTGATACGTAAAGGTATCAAGGGCCGTAACGGTTATTGTGAATGTTCCATTATATTCAGCTTCAACCGCACCTGAGATAGTGACTGATATGCCGGTTGCGAAATTATGATCCGTAACTGTTACGATTGTTACTAAGCTGGCAACCTGTGTGGCGGTTGAAACGCTTATAGTGGCATCGTTTATTGTGGCTGAGTCTTGTGATACATACTGGTTGCTATCTGAGGATTGGAATAATGTAGCAGCGGGGATTGTGCTGCCGGCCACGCCTGTGGCGTTTATAAAACCGGTGGCTTTGGTTGCCGAGTTACGGGTTACATTTTTCAACTCACCCCATCTTTCGAGAAACTCACCAGTGGCGGTATCTGGAAATATTTCACGGACGAGAATCTTTAAGTTTTCAAATAAATCGAAAGTACGTCCCGCGAATCCCTTGATTAGACTGTCTAAAAAGCTGTTGGCCAAAAAAGGATTTGAGGTTACAAGCCTAGTCTGGACATCACTTTTTATCCTGTCACTTACCTCTCGCCTGTTGCGTGGGAACTGGATTGACATAGTTAAGCTGCCTTTTTGTGTGATTTTAGTTGGCGAACGGGAGTCGTAAGTGTTTTCTCTACAGACCAGTTATCTCTAAGCCTGCGGCCTAACGTATGAATCGATATTTTGTATTGTTTCGACCAATCTTTCAGGGCTTTGGTTTCCCCTTTATATGTAATTAAAAGTTTATGTTGTTTTACAGGAATAGTTAATGCTTTTTCTACAGGCCAATTATATACAAAAACTCTATTATATAATACATGATGTGCCATATTATGGTCTTTGGCCCAATTAACAATTGATTTTGTTTCACCCTTATATGTAATCAATTTTTGTGTTGGTTCATGTAATGCCTTTTCTAATGACCAGCCCAGCTTTAATCTTCCTGATAATGTATCAAAATTCAATCCAAATTTATTTGCTAAATCTATAAAACAATATTCTTGTCCTTTATATTCAACTATTCTATTGTTCCGCTTGTTTCTTGACTGTTCGGCATATGTAGACCATTTACAATTTTCTGGACAGTAATTTCCATTATTATCAATTCTGTCTAAGGTATGTTTTGGTGATGGACGATTACCCATATCAGCATAAAAATCACTAAAATTTTTCCATCGGATGCACACATTTATACCGCGTCCTCCGTAGTTTTTATAACCAGGTTTTTTACTACACCTGCATCTTTGAATCATACTATCCCATATTTTATATTCAGAAGTTCCCCACATTCCATGTTTTAATCCCCGTTGATTTCCTATAGGTGCACCACGTTTTTTACTAGATATGATTTTATTATCTTCTAATGTCATTTTTTATCTCAATCTAAAGATGTTCCTGTTTTTTCCCAAATGTCGAAGCTAAACGATTCTGTTCGACTACCATCCCTCAATAAATCGATGGTCAAAATGATAGTCTCAGGACGCAAGACCCCAGAGACTCGAACCTCGTTAAGGTGCTCATCGGTAACCAGCCAACTTGTTGCAGATTGAACGAAATCTATAGCTTTATTCAGAGTTTCTTGTGTCAATCTAGTCTGGTCAATTAACCACAATTTCGAACCTATTTCAAATTCTAATGTATCAAATAATTCATTCCCCCACCAACCTCTGCGATTCTCAGCCGGCACAACCTCGGTCCGGTCCGCCCTGCGCTCTTCAAACAATGACATTTTTAAAGCAGTGTCAAAACCCTCTGTGGTAGCTAGGTCACCAGTCTCGGGATCGATTCTGATATCAAAGAGATCATTTCCTATGCTTTTTACATCAATATCTATCATAATAACTGGTTCGGTACATCTGTTGGTCCACCAGAGTCATTTTCTGGATGGACATGGCTATTGTAAATCAACTTAAAGTTGTTTAACCCTTCTTCAGTACCTCCAAAATCCCACCGAATATCTTCTTTCACACGCAAATTCCCATTGATCCTGAACTCATCTACATTATATGTTACCAGACCGGCATTCACAGTTACAGTCTCGTTACCCTGAATTGTTACATTTCTATCGCCACCAATCACTATTGTATCATCACCGACTATGTTGATAATCTCATTATTGTTCACAAAAACATCCAGATCACCGTTTGCTTTTAAAGTGATACGGGTTTTTGTAAGGGTGTTGAAAAGTGTTACCTCGCCTTCTTTGAGGTCTTTTGGCCGCCGATCATAGTCATTAAAGATTCCTGCGCGGTTCTGCTCCTGTGCCTGGATATTAAATACCAAGCCCATACTGCCTACTGGTGGCGAAGAATAATAACCATATGGAGTGATAAACCATATGTCATTAACCTTCGTCATGAATTGCGCCTGTAAAAACGGAAATGTTTTTGTATCCGTCATAACGCTGGTGCTGAGCGCAATCTTTATCATGCTGGTTATTTTATTAAGTAAACTCATAATCCGGGTATTTCAAATTTAGAAGTTGTTTTACTGGCTTTATCTTTTACTGGCTCCGCAACAATCAATGTGAAAGCATTTTTTCTAACCAGATTTAATTCTGTTATATTACCACCATCGTTACTCACTTCAAACGTTACATCTTTTATAAGTAACTCGGTATCATTTTCAAATCCATAATCATCTAACACTCGAATAATTCTATTAGGTTTATAAATGACACCGCCGCCTGAATGTCCTGTTACGCGATAAGTATATATAAGTGATCGACTTTTTCTAATATCCGCTTCCCACTGTGCCCGTTCTTGTAACTCCTCAACATCTGTGGAGTTTTCTGCTTGTATTTGTAAAATTCTACTTGCTCGTATGTTATCTTCATCATCGATAACAAAATTATTTCGCTCGACAATATTTTTATTATCTTTAGGAATATTATTTATAGAAAGAAAGGTCGGGTTTCCTTGGCTGTGAAATACATATTTGCCAAATCTTCCAGAATCATCAATATTGATCTCGCCGTCCAGAATGTTATTAAAAGATGTATCTTTTGGAAGAATGGCATGGATTAAATCAATATTTTGTCTTCCTTGATCTCCGCGCACGAAAACCAGATCGCCATCGCCATTAGTTGTTAAAAATACCTGTCTTTTACGAGCATAACGTTCAATGATATTAAATCCCTTCTCAGCCACTTCACCCGAACCAGGCGAATCTCCTTTAAATGGTTTTAAATCTTGCCCTAAAGAATCTTTAACACTGATATCAAGACCTATGTTCTTAATTACTTCTTCTGCTAATTGCTTTAATGTAAAGCCATTATCCGGGCTGGGATTAAGCTCAAGCTTTCCATCAACGTTCGAATCGATTAAATCTGCTGTTTTAGATCGTCCAGTAATCCTTGTCTGGTGATCCGAAGTGTTCCAAGAAACTACACTCTGCTCTATAAAGCCGGTTAAAAACAATTCATTATCTACAAAAAACTTTACAGACCCACCGCGTATAAATGGTTGACCTTCTCTTACACCTTTTATTGTTACTGAAAATGTGCCGCTGGCTGCCTCGACAGAACGGGAAACCCTAGCATTTGTAAATCCTGTAAATCTTTGTCCATCAAATTCAATTTCAATCATGCGCCCAAAACTTTTAGATCACCTCCTAAAAAGGTGGGGTTAATAGATTCGTTCAAATCCACAAGAGCTTCTGTATTTTCTGTTGTACCATAAAGACGATGGCTTAAAACAGTCGCCGGTACATCTGGTGTGGAAAATGATGTAATACGGAAGGCTTGCACTCGTTGCTCATCAAAAAACTCACGTGTTAAATTACGGAGCACTTGTAATTCAGCAAATAGATCATCAGATAATGCTTCCGGTTTGGTTTCAAATGTTTCTGATAGTTCTTCAAACTTACCTTCAAGTACGGCTTGCCGTGCATCCACTTGCACATCGGTGACATATACAATATTTTGCGATTGGATATATTCATCTTTTAAGGCATTGGTTTTCACAGCTGTTTGAACGATATCCCTATTATTTTGTCGCTGTAATCTTTGCACAGTTGTGGTTGGAACATCAGCAAATTGTGAATTGAAGTTAAACAATCGATCGGATATACGTATTTGATCCTCTGGTGTTTTTCCTATAATAGCATTCTGTTCAAACAGATCATCAAAACGTCCGGAAAGTATAGACGGGGTATTGATAGATGGCCGTAAATTATCCCGAAAATCATTCAGCGTTAAATTAAAATCATTTAATTCATCAGGGTTTGTATTCAAAACATTGAGATTATCTGCAAAAACATCAAGTAATTCTGTAATAATACTTTCAGAATCTGTGAAATTTAAAGAAAAGAACCGTCCAATCTTAAAAAAATTTGCAATATTATCAATTAGAATTTGTTGAATATTGACTCCAGAAGCAACAGAGGCCGCTATTTTTGAACCAGGCGAATCACTCGGTGTTAAGCCAGTGGGTGTTTGCTGGGCCTCGAAAGACATTGTAAACACAGCACGGCTTAAATCTGTAAAGCCCTGTGTCAGAGTATAATTAATTAGTGAAACATCAATTGAACCAAAGAAAGGATGTACTAAAACACCCGGCCCTGGTGATTCAAGAGCTTCTATTAACGCATCTCTATCTGTAAAATAAGTGCCGCCCTTGCCATCGTGTATAATTCCAGTGATTGAGAAGCTTTTTTGCATCTGTCCCAAATCTTCAACTTCACGAGTATCTCTGTTTGGAAATTCATGTGTGACAGTCTTGCGGCCACCTTCGGTACGGTCATCACGCAAGAGAAACTTAGCATTTTTAAAGCTTGCGGCCTGTGTTTGATTTAAAATACTCATTGTAAAGGTACGTTCCTTCCATCATTGATCACTTTTCCTTGTGCAGATGTATCTAACATTACATTTGGCGCAGGTACACCCGGTTGGGCCCGCACAACAACCGTAAGTGTATCATCTCGTCCAGGCATAATAGCTGTCTGCGATATTCCTCTTATATCACCACCGCCGCCCTGCGCACGTAAAGCACTCAAATTTATATTAAAACTTTTAATGTTCTCAATAACTTCTGGTGTTAATCCTTGTTCAAATGTTTTTCTAGCTATTTTTTCCTTTGCTTCTCTGGCTTGTTTTGTAAGCTCTCCTATTTTTTTCATACGCGCCAAGTCTTCTTTTGAAGGAGCGAAAACGCGATCTTTTTTCTTTTTGCCAATTAATTCAAAAAATCTTTCAATAGGTCTAAGAAAAGCAGTGAATTTATTTGTAAGCGCGTCAATTTCTTTCCCGAATTGTTTTATAAAATTGCCTATAAAAGCCGCACCGATCAAGCGGCCAATTGTTTTTAAAAGCTCACCAAAAAAAACAAAAGCCTTTATTACACTACCAATAACAAAATCAATCACTTTGAAGGCTTTACTCAAAATATCTGTTTTTGTAATAAGC